GTAGTATAATTACAGTATGGATTTTTACACTAATGTAGCACGCACACGAGACAAGATATTAGTAACAGGTTATCAAGGCAATAAGAAGGTAAAACTTCAAGTTGCCTATCGACCTAATCACTACGTCAAATCTAAGAAAGGACAAACCGCTTATAGGTCTTTAGACGGACAACCACTTGAGGTTGTAAATCTAAATTCTATGGGTGGTGCACGTAAGTTCAGAGAACAATATGAACAAGTGGAAGGATTTGATATCCACGGTTATGACCGTTATGTCTACACTTATATTGCAGATAAGTTTCAAGGTACAATAGAACCTAATACCAAACTCATTCGTGTCGCCTCACTTGATATTGAGTGTGAGTGTGAAGAAGGGTTTCCTGACCCTATGGAAGCGAAAGAGAAAGTCAACGCAATCACAATCAAACCATTCGGTAAGAACTCAGTTACATTTGGAATCGGCCCTTGGGACGCACCTGATAATGTAGACTATGTCGATTGTCAAGACGAAGCATTCCTACTGGAAGAGTTTATTAAGTATTGGGACAAACAATCATTTGATATTATTACAGGTTGGAATGTAAACTCATTCGATATTACATATCTTTGTAATCGTCTTGATAGATTATTTGGTGACGGATATCACAAAAAACTTTCGCCTTGGAGAATGTCAGACGTAAGAGAATTCACGCAGTATGGATATCAAAAGAATCAAGTGTACAATCTCTATGGTGTGAATGTTCTTGACTATCTTGAACTGTATAGAAAAAATACATTTATCAAACAAGAGAGTTACAAACTTGACCACATAGCACAAGTTGAACTGGGTAAAGGTAAACTAGATTATTCAGAGTACGGTTCTCTACACACATTATACAGAACTAATTATCCTTTGTTCTTAGAATACAATGTCCGTGACGTAGAACTGATTGAAGAACTGGAAGACAAACTAGGATTCATAGAACTGATTGAATCCATGGCATATACTGCCAAGTGCAACTACGCAGACACATTCGGAATGGTGAAGTATTGGGAAACCATTATCTACAACTTCCTGAAAGAACAGGGAATCCAAACACCACCACAGAAATTACGTGGACAAGAAAAGACCAATAAGATTGAGGGTGCTTACGTAAAAGAACCATTGGTTGGCGGTCATGACTGGGTTGTAAGTTTCGACTTGAACTCATTGTATCCACATATTATTATGCAGTATAATATCTCGCCTGAGAAAATGATTAGGGGTAAGGTAGATACTTCTGTAGAAAAATTACTTACTGGTAAACAGACAATCAAAGGTGATTATGCTGTAACACCAAATGGTGCACAATTCAAAAAAGACAAACAAGGTTTTCTTCCTGAACTCATGGAACAATTCTATGACGAAAGAAAGTTATGGAAGAAGAAAATGATTACGTATCAGCAGGAGAGACAACAGAAAGGTCTTGACGCAAAACGCAAAAGAGAACTGGACACACTAATCAAACGTGCGTATAACAACCAACAAGTTCGTAAGATTGCATTGAACAGTGCTTATGGTGCTCTTGCTAATCAGTGGTTTGCATTCTTTTCTGTAGACCTCGCAGAAGCAATTACGACTTCGGGTCAGTTAATTATTCAGTGGGGTGAGAAAACAATTAATGATTGGTTGAATCAAGTTCTCAAGACAGAAGACAAAGACTATGTGATTGCAATTGATACTGATTCATTGTATATCACGCTTGACGATTTAGTGAAACAAGTCTTTCCCGAAGATACACCGAAGTCAAAAATTATTGACTTCATTAATACTATCTCAGAAGATACTATTGAACCTGTACTTGCAAAAGGATATGATAAACTTGCAAAAGATACAAATGCATTCCAACAGAAAATGCAAATGGGTCGTGAGGTAATTGCAGACAGAGGTATTTGGACTGCTAAGAAGAGATACATTCTTAACGTACATGATAACGAAGGAGTCAGACTCAGAGAACCTAAACTCAAAATGATGGGCATAGAAACTGCAAAGTCTTCTACACCACAATGGGTTAGAGGTAAACTTACAGACGCATTTAATGTTGTCATGAATGGAACAGAACAAGACCTATGGGAGTTTGTAGAAAAAGCACGAAGAGACTTTAGAACGCTACCGCCTGAGGACGTTGCATTCCCTAGAGGTTGCCGTGGTCTCAGACAATACTCAGATAGAACAACTATCTATAGTAAAGGAACACCAATACATGTGAGAGGTGCATTGTTATACAATCATTTACTTACACAGAAGAATCTTGACATGAGATACGAAGTAATCAAAGAAGCAGAACAATTACATTTCTCATATTTGACTACACCGAATCCTATCAATGAGAATGTGATATCTTTCATTGGAGCGTTACCAAAAGAATTTGACCTGCATAGATTTATTGACCATGACAAACAGTTTGATAAAGCATTTGTTGAACCACTAAAAGCAGTCATTGGACTAGTAGGTTGGAATCCTGAACCAGTTGCAAGTTTAGATAGTTTCTTTACATAATAAATAGACCCTTTTCATAAATAAAGGGTATGTATGAATATAGAGCAAAAATTTTAAAAGTCATAGATGGTGACACTGTTGATGTGGATATCGACCTAGGTTTTGGCGTAGTCTTAACAGACGAAAGAGTCAGAATGATGGGCATCGATACACCCGAAAGCCGTACTAGAGATAAAGTTGAAAAAACTTTTGGTAAAGCTTCAAAGGCACGTCTGATTGAAATTTTAGGCAAAGAAACTATATTACAAACGCAAATTAATAAAAATGGCGAAGATATGAAGGGGAAGTTCGGTAGAATATTAGGTGACTTCCAAATTGAAATTGACGGTGAAACTAAACTTGCTACCCAAGTATTAGTAGAAGAGGGACATGCAGTTCCTTATTTTGGTGGTTCAAAAGAAGAGATTCGAGAACAACATATGATTAATAGAAAAAGATTAATTGACGAAGAAGTTGTAATAATGTCTTATGATAAAGCAGGAGTTCAATAATGTTAATTGAGTGGATGGACGTATTTTATATAACCATGATAGGTATAATATTTGCATTCATAATTCACATTGAAACAGAACTCCATACGATTAAGACTATGATTGAAGAAGTCATAAAGTTTGATGAGTCTAAAAGAATTAAAAACGGTAACGGGCATAAAAAAGATTAGAAAACCCCTTACAGAAATTTATTATACATAGTATAATAGGTATACATTATGGAGAAGTGTTATGTCATTTATTAAAGACTTAGTAAAGTCCACTGGGAACGAATACGCTAGTGTTGTTTCCGATGGCGTGGCTGCTGGAGACGTTGACTCGTTTGTTGATACGGGTTCTTATATCTTCAACGCCTTATTGAGTGGTTCACTAAAAGGTGGATTACCTAAAAACAAAATCACTGCACTTGCAGGTGAGTCTGCCACTGGTAAGACTTTCTTTGCATTGGGCATGGTCAAACAATTCTTGGAAGACCACCCTGAAGCTGCTGTGATTTACTTTGAATCAGAATCTGCACTAACGAAAGATATGATTGAGGAAAGAGGAATCGATTCCAATCGTATAGTTATCGTGCCTGTAGTGACGGTTCAAGAATTCAGAAACCAATCGCTGAATATACTTGATAAGTATCTTGAGACAGAAGAGTCAGAACGTCCACCTATGATGTTTGTACTTGATTCTCTTGGTATGCTATCAACTACTAAAGAGATTGAAGATACTGCAGAAGGAAAAGAGACAAGAGATATGACTCGAGCACAAATTACTAAAGGTGCATTCAGAGTTCTAACTCTTAAACTTGGACGTGCAAAAGTGCCAATGATTGTAACCAATCACACTTATGACGTTATAGGTTCCATGTTCCCACAAAAAGAAATGGGTGGTGGTTCAGGTCTTAAGTATGCGGCCTCTTCAATTATATTTTTGTCAAAAAGAAAAGAGAAGGACGGTACAGAAATCATTGGTAATATCATTCATTGTAAGAATGCTAAATCAAGATTGACTGTGGAAAACAGAATGGTAGATGTCAGACTTACATATGATAAAGGTCTTGATAGATACTATGGGTTACTTGACCTTGCACTTGCCTTTGACGTATTCAAAAAACAAGGAACAAGAGTTCTTTTACCAACAGGTAAAACAGAATACGGTAAGACAATCAATAACAATCCTGAAAAGTATTTTACAGAAGACGTTATGGATAAATTAGAAGTAGTAGTTAATGAGTATTTTAAGTATGGAAAATCAAGCGAGACTGGAACAGACGATTCTCAAGAATCTAGTTCTTAACGAAACATTTAGTAGAAAAGTATTACCCTACATTAAGGGTTCGTATTTCACTGAGATGGACGAAAGGACTGTCTTCTCAGAGATATCTGATTACTTTTTAAAGTTCAACCAGCCCCCTACAACTGAGGCACTTCTCATAAATCTAGATAGTAATGAAGATTTATCTGATAACATTCTAGGTTCAGCAAAATCAGTTGTAGCGGGGTTCGGTTCTTTTGAGGAAGATACTCCTGTAGAATGGTTGACGGAAGAAACTGAGAAGTGGTGCCAAGACAGAGCAATCTATCTTGCACTTATGGACAGTATTGAAGTCGTAGACAAAAAGTCTCAAAGGTCTACAGGTGAGATTCCTGAATTATTGAAAGACGCCTTATCAGTTACATTTGACGCAAACGTAGGTCATAATGTATTAGAAGACTCGGAGAAAAGATTTGAGTTTTATACTACAGAAGAAGAGAAGATACCATTTGATTTGGAATACTTCAACAAAGTGACTAAAGGTGGATTACCAAACAAAACTTTGAACATTTGTCTCGCAGGAACAGGTGTTGGTAAATCATTATTCATGTGTCATTGTGCTTCTGCTCATTTACTTATGGGTAAGAATGTGTTGTACATTACCATGGAAATGGCAGAAGAAAGAATCGCAGAAAGAATTGATTCAAACATTATGAATGTACCAATCAAAGAACTGCCTGATATGTCTAAGTCAATGTATGGTAAGAAGATTGAAAAACTAAAAGACAAAACAAAAGGTAGAGTATTCATTAAAGAATATCCTACAGCAGCTGCTCATGTTGGACACTTTAGACACTTGCTACAAGAACTAGAACTTAAGAAAGATTTTAAACCCGATATAATCTACATTGATTATCTAAATATATGTGGGTCATTACGTATCAGACCTGGCGCTGGTGCAAACTCTTACACATTAGTCAAGAGTATTGCTGAAGAAATGCGTGGTCTTGCGGTTGAATATGACGTGCCAATTATGAGTGCAACACAAACTACAAGAAGTGGTTTTGGTTCTACCGATATTGGTTTAGAAGATACCTCAGAATCATTTGGATTACCTGCAACAGCAGACTTTATGTTTGCTTTGATTACGTCTGAGGAACTAGAAGAGTTAGACCAAATGGTGGTCAAACAATTGAAAAACAGATACAACGACCCTACAGTATTCAAAAGATTTGTTTTGGGTGTTGATAGAAGTCGTATGAAATTCTATGACTGTGAACAAGAAGCACAGGAAGAACTCGTTGATAGTGCAATTGCACAGGAAGACGACACGCCTGTAATGGACAGAAATGAGAAATTCAAGGACTTTAAAATATAAAAATACCTAAATAGTAAGACAGTATGGTATTATTATGGCAAAGAATTTGAAATCGCAAGAAGTTCTAGACTTACTACAACAGAAAGTTAGTTTGAAAAAAGAATTAAGACTTGCAAGAAAACAAAAAGACTCTAATGAGGTGCAACGCCTCAATGGTGCCATATCTTCTATTGACAAACACCTTAGTTCGACACCATTACAGAAATCATAAATAGTAGACAAACACTTCAAAAGGTGGTAGCCTACTATTATGGCAGTTAAAAATTTACATTTAGAACATTTAGAAGACGAGATTATCAATAATGGTATTGATGGTGGACGTTCTGCTA